AAGGGGAACAGGGAGTCACTGCAAATCAGTGGACTAACTCTCCACAGCAGAATCTATTCCTTAATTTCTACCTTAACCCAGAGGAAGAAGAGACCTGGGGTAACTCATATCATGCAGCCATTAAAGCTGGATATAGTGAAAGTTATGCATCTTCTATTATGAATGTAGCTCCACAATGGATACAGGCAGCACAGAACATAGTAAGGTTACAGCCAGAGCACCTAAAACAAGCTCTAGCAAGTATTGCCAACTCTAAGTATGAGAAGGCATCAGACAGAATACAGGCTATCAAGCTGCTAGGCATCGACCAGGGTATGTTTGTTCAGAAACAGCTTGTAGGACACGTAAATATAGAACAGGCGTTAGAGGAGCTTAAATGAGACGAGACGTGCGTAATATGATAGGTTTAATACCTAATCAGGACTATTTCCAGCAGTTATGTTTAAGTATTATAGACGACCTAGAGAATAACAACTTCCATTGGGAAGGAAATGACTTAGGGGTTCATTTAACAATTAACGGACAAAGTGCATTTATCCCGAATGATGCAGACGAAGAGAAAGCGATTGAGGAGTTATGGAATCAAGCAAAGAAGAAACCCAAGAAGTAAAACGACACCCGTTTAACTTCGGTATCCAAAAAATGAAGCGTGAGCTAAAAGCTGGGGGTATGTCTAAGAGTCAAATTAACAAGACTGTTAGACTATACAAGGAGAAGTTATACGCTCGAATTGCAGAGGTGAAAGCTAAGATGGATAAAGAGATGTTAGATGCTACTGTTGCCGTAGGCGATAGTGGTAAGGAAGGAACTGACAATGCCACAAATCAATAAAGTTCAGCTCTACATCTGGGATGACAACTTAGAGTTTCTCAAAGATGTAAAGAACAAGAGCAAACTGGTTAACCTATTACTTAGGAAGTATCGAGAAGAGACAGAGTAATGGACGAATACCAGTTATCAGAGGAGCAACGCCAGAAGATACTGGACATCAAAAACGACATATATAGGTATATAGAGAACAACCTATGGATTAGAACTAAATCGGGTAAGCTGCAACGGCTTATACCCAATAAACCGCAGAGGGCACTGATTAACTATGTTATCTGGTGTTTACTCAATGGAGTCCCAGTCAGGGTTATCCTGCTCAAGGCTCGACAGATGGGGTTGTCTACGATTGTAGAAGCTATCTGTTACTGGTGGACTAGTACTAATCGCTTCCAGACGGCTGTTATTATAGGTCACGAGGATGCTTCCGCACGTAACCTTTATATGATGTTTCGTAGGTATTACGATAATAGTAATCCTATATTCAAACCAAGTATAAAATACAACACTAAGAACGATTTGTCGTTTGAGAGGTATGATGATAAGGGGAATCAAGTTGGACTTGGCTCAGTCATTAAGACAGCCACGGCTAAGAACACGAGTGCAGGTAGGTCTGACACTGTGCAGTTTCTACATGCTAGTGAGGTTGGTGAATGGGAGAATGGAGAAGAACTGGTCGCATCACTCATGCAGACCGTACCATATCTACCGAACACATTCATCTTCCTAGAATCGACTGCAAAAGGTAAAGGAAATTACTTCCATAAAGAGTGGAGAAACGCTGAGAAGAAGTTAAACAACTTCATTCCGTTCTTCTTCCCTTGGTGGTTGATTGATGAATACGAAGATTATGATGATGAAGAGGTAGGAGAACTCAACGAATACGAGTTATTCCTCATTGACCTGTTCAAAAAGGGGTATGATACCTGGGATGGCGACCACTATCCAGTGGAAGAGAGCCAATTTATCCCGAAAATCAAGTTTTATAGGCGTAAATCAAGGGATTTTGCATCTGACCCTGCTAGAATGTACCAGGAATACCCATCTGTAGCTAACGAAGCCTTCGTTGCATCAGGTGCTAACGTATTTCCAGTACTGGTGCTCGAAAAGATGGAATTAGAAGCCCTAGAGGTTGATAAATATGACTATTACAAGCTAATTACTGGTGATGAACACGAGAAATATGAGCTTGAAAAGATAGAATATGACCCTAATATTGACGATTTCACCTATGTTGCACCACTTAAAATATTCGAACAACCTATTGTAGGTAAGGAATATGTTATCGGTGCTGACGTTGCCGAAGGGCTAAAAACAGGAGACTATAGTGTTGCGGAAGTTGTAGAAACTACAACAATGAAGACTGTAGCTAGATGGAGAGGTAAGTGTGACCCTGACAGGTTCGGGGAAATACTCGGTGCTCTCGGTGCACTATACAATTATGCACTTATAGGAGTCGAGGTGAACAACCATGGTCTGACAACAGTCCAGAAATTGCGTGATACCTTCTATACTAACCTGTACAAACGAGACAGAGGATATGATGAGGACTTTGAAGAGCCAACATCTAACCTCGGTTGGAAGACTGACGTTCGAACTAAACGAATCGCTATTGACGATTTGATTAGAGTAATCCGTGAAGGTCTGAACGAAGATAAGGATATGGTCTTTGTCGAAGAAGCATTTGCATTCGTCCGTGATGAACGGGGTAGAATGAACGCTGAAGAGGGAGAGCATGATGACACGGTGATGGCTAAGGCTATTGCATTCCAGTTATTCAACTGGGGAGACAACGACATCAGCAAATTACAAGTAACTAAAAAACTAAAGAAAAGTAAGGTAAAATAATGGCTAAAGACGAAACGCCTAAACTTACTGATGCCGATATTAAAAGAGGTGAACCACTTCTAGGCTCAGTAATGGGAGACTTTGACCGTGCTCGTGGATATGTTCGAGAGAACTACCAGGAGATATGGGAAGATTGTTTCAAATCATACAACGCTATCCGCACAAGGCGTGGCTATTCTGGTGTCGCTGATGACTTCGTTCCAGAAGTATTCTCGATTGTCGAATCATTAAAGGCTGCGATTGCAGGTTCTAAACCTAAGTTCAAGTATATGCCACTTGATGAGGAACAGGAACAGGATACTACTGTATTAAACGCCCTGGTAGACTACTACTGGTCATGTAACAATATGACTGAGAAGTTACTCAACTGGGTAGGTGATATGATTATCTATGGTAATGGTATCTTCATGGTGAGCTGGGAAGACGATAAGCCTATGGTGCATCACATCCCACTGTCGGACTTCTTTGTAGACCCGACTGCTACTCACATTAACCGTCCCGAGGAACGTGGCTATGCTAAATACGCTGGTTATCGTTACCTGACAAGCCTAGAGCAGCTTAAAGCTAAGAAGATGTTCGATGTTGCTACAGGTGAGATGGTTGATATGTACAAGAATCTCGACCTTGTTACGGAAGGCAACCCAAGTGATGAAGACGACAAGACTCGTAAAGAGCAACTGCTCGGTTCTACACTCGGTAAAGATGCTGCAAAACATCAAGTTGAGATAATCGAATATTACACAGCTAAAAAGAAAATTGTTATCGCTAACCGTTCTGTAATCATCTATGATGGTGAGAACCCATTCAAGCGTGAAGAGAAGACAGTAACTGGTGTTGCACTAGTAGATGGTGAGCCAGTAGAAACTAAGACAGTAATACCTGCGATACAAGGCTTTTTGCCGTTCGCTATCCTGCGTAATTATACTGATAGCAACCTGTTCTTCGCTCGAGGTGATGTTGAAGTGCTCATTCCAATTCAAGAAGCATTAAATGACACATCTAGCCAGAAACGTGATAACCTTGCATATGCATTGAATAACATGTGGCAAATTGACCCACGGTTCAAGCATCTTGCAGAACAAATTGAAAGTATGCCAGGTGCAGTGTTCCCAATTCCAAAGGGTGCATTGACTCCAATCGAAAAACAGGATATGAGTCCTGCTGCAGATACTGAAATTGCTCGACTGACACAAGCTATGCGTACCGCATCAGCTGCAGACGCTGCCGTTCAGGGTGTTGCTCAGAAGTTCTCACGAACAACTGCAACAGAAATTGCTGCACAGCTTAACCAAGCAAGCACACGATTTACCACTAAGATACAGAACCTTGAGGATGAAGGATTTGCACAACTTGCTAGAATTATCTACAAGATGATACAATTATTCGTCACGAAAGAAAAAGCTGTACGTGTTATTGGTAAGACTGGTGTAACTTGGAAGGACTACGTTCCAGGCAAATACACAGGCGAATATCAGCCACGTGTTGTATTAGATGCGACAGCTAAAGCTGAAGCAGCTGAAATGGCACAGGCAGTACAAGTTGCTGCACAATTCGGTATGAATAACCCACTGGTTAACCAGGAAGCATTACTGCGTAAGATATTCATAGCGATATTCCCAGATGCCCCAATAGATGATATTGATGAACTACTCAGTCCACCTCAACCGCCACTTGTTGGTGCTGATGGTCAGGCTGTAGACCCATCTCTTGTACAGGGTGGTGCTCTTATGACACCAGCTGGTCAGGAAGCTATCGTCAACGGTGGTGCAGAATCTTTCGGTAATACCGCTAGAGGACGTGCTACTCAAACTGGTAATCAAGGTGGTGGTGGTAAGGGTAGTGCACAGGGTAATAACCCACGTGCTAGAGCCAACCAAACTGGTACAACTAAGAAAACTAGCGTAACTCCAGGGAGATAGAAATGAGTAAGCAAGTAGAACCTAAAGACATAAAAAGACTCGACAAAATTGCGAAGGAAAACGCAGAGAGGGCTAAAGCCATTGGTAGACAGTGGCTTGCCTTCTCAAAAACCGAAGCATACCAAGATTTTATGGAATATGGGCACTCCACTAGCGAGATGCTCACTACCTATGCTAAGGAAATGGTAATGCCTTCTCCAGTCAAAGACGGGGAACAGATAGTAATTGATGGTGAAAAATCACTTTCCCTCTTGCAAAATAGCCGAGGATGTGATATAATACTGTCGTACGCTGAAGAACAAGTAGCTTCAGGTACACGTAAATAGAATACAAAGGAGTATCCTAAATAATGAGTGAATCCACTACTGGAAACGCTGTAGACCCTTCGGTTGCCGAAAACTCGAGTACACCCGAAACTACAACAAGCCCAGCGGAGCAAACTGTACAGGATGTTAGTACACAAAGTACTACGCAAGCAACAGACGCAACTGCTGGTCAAAATAATCAGACAGAAGCCGATGATGCTGACCTTGCTAAGTTCGCAAAGGGTCAAGGTATCAATGACCTTTCTGAATTAACAGACCGTGAACGAAGCCTTCTTAAAATGGCTAGAGACAATAAGTCTGCATTTGATAAAACCAAACAGAGTCAGCCCAAACTAGACGAATCGTCTAAGGACTTGTCGAAGTTAGGTGACGATGCAACTGATGTCCAAAAACTAGCTGCTAAAGTCGCAGATATGGAGTTCGAAGGTAAGAAATCTAAGTTCTTTGAAGGTAAGGACGCAACACTAGAACCAGTAATGGCTCAAATTGTTGCTGATAAACGCAAAGAGTTTGGTGACGACTATGCTCGTAACCTTTTAACAGACCTGCCTACGCTTTATGCATTAGCTGCATCTCAAAAGCCTGTTGATACCAGTGCTGCTGCAGAAGCTGCAAGACAAGAAGAACGTACTTCTATGAACCAGACACTAGCTGCAAGCTCCAATGGAGCACAAGCGACTAGTTCTAAACCACAAACGCCAGTTAAGGTAACTGCGGATTGGATTCGAAATGAATACGACCCAACGAACCCTGAGCATCGTGCGTTAGTGGATGCTGCTACAAAAAGATAGATATATTGAAATTAAAAGGAAAATAAATGCCTAATTATGTAACTCCTACCATCGGTACGGGTGCAGTAAGTGGTGGTGCTGACGAAGCTCTAAATATCCCAGAACTATGGGCTAAAGAACTTCAAGAGAACCGTGTTAACAACCTCGTCATGTGGGCGTTGATTGACGGACGCTATTCTAGCGAAATCGGACAGAAGGGTGATACACTTCACATTAACTTCTTGGACGAAATCTCTGACGACACCTCAACCAACTCTGCTGTTTCTGGCTTGACCATTGATGGTCTTGACACTGACCAAGTTGACTTGCTCATTGACCGATACATTCGTAAGGTTCTTGGTGTTCAGGACGTGCTTAAAGCACAATCTGCATACGAGTTCCGTGCTCCTTATACTGCCCGTCTTGGTCGATACCTTGACCGTGCACTTGATGAGGAAGTAATGCGAAAAGCCGTTGCTGGTGCAGGTCACACTGTAACTGTAACTGGTAATACTAACACGACTCTAGCTTTCGCTGATGTTGTTAACGCTGCTGCTAAACTCGATGCTTCGAACGTCCCTATGGATGGTCGTGCAATCGTTGTTAACGGTTATGGTGTTGGTGACTTGCGACAAGTTCCTGAGTTTACCGCATACAAGGAAACAGGTGAAGCTGGTCTTGTTAAGGGTACAACTGGTCTTGTTGGTGAAATCTATGGTATGAAAGTATACGTTACGAACGCTGTAACTACCACTACTGGTAACTACAACTTCTTGATGTTCCACAAGAGTGCCATTGTTGGTGCTACGCAAAGCGTACCATCATTCGAATCTGACCGTGATAAAGTTAACGGTATTGACTTCATCGCAGGTGCTGAACTCTTCGGAGTTAAAGTACTTCGTGCTGACCATATCGTAAAGATTACACGTCCAGTCACAGCAAGCTCTTAATCTAAAGGTTAAGTAGCTGTGCACGAGAACCTCATCTCCACAGCCACTCGCTTAGGGGGTGGGGTTCTTTCTATATAAGGGGAAATATGAATAATATTGATATAGTTTACTTTGTAAGAGAAGGTGAAGAAAATGAGGAGCTAAGATATTCCTTACGTTCACTGAAGAATCTTCCGCATCGTAAGGTGCATATTGTCGGTTATAAACCGAGTTGGGTTAAGAACGTGAACCATGTAGACGTTACCCAGGATAGAGGTGGTAAAAACCTCAACACAACATACAACATGGAAATGGCAGCATACGAATATAATATCTCAGAAGACTTTATTCTAATGAATGATGACTTCTTTATTATGAAACCGTTGTCAGAATTACCACGCCTACATCGTGGGTTGGTAACAGAACTTGAAAAATATTACGAGCAATTTGACTCTCAATACTACATAGGTATGAGGGACACACGTAAGTATATGGAGCAGCTAGGATTTGAAAATCCGTATTCATATGAACTTCATATACCAATGATGTTTAATAAAAACAACGTCATGGATATGCTTACGAAATATTATCAAGACCAACCATCAGTCGCAGTGCTACACAAGCGTTCGCTTTACGGCAATATGTTCGACTATGGTGGTGAAGAAACTAAGGATGTAAAGGTCTACACATTAAATGGACAATTCGACAAAAACAGCACCTTCCTCTCAACGCAAGATAACATCTGGCAAGACAGCGAAGTTGGGGTCTTCATTAGAAATAAGTTCCCCGAAAAGTGCGAATACGAAAAATAATACAATTCTTGCCATACATAACGGCAGGATAGGAGCAAAATAATGTCTAAATGGGCAAATGATTCTGTAATGGACGCAGCTCTTGACAAAATCGCTACTGGTACAATTATGACCGCATGTAGTGCACAGCCTACCACTCGAACGGAAGCTGTTACTACTTATAAGCTGGCAGATATTGTAATCGACAGTGGTGACTTCTCAAAAGCAAATGGCGATACAAGTGGTCGTAAGGTTACTATCGCACAACAGGCTGACGTTACTATTGACACAAGCGGTGACGTGACTCACGTTGCTATCTGTGACGGTTCAGATTTACTGTACGTTACAACTTGTACTACGCAAACACTAACTTCTGGAAACACTGTAACATTCCCTGCATGGGACGTAGAGTTCGCTGACCCAGTTTAATAAGGAGAGTTAAATGGCATATTCTAATGGATACGCTCATAGGAAGGCGATTACTGTTGACTACACAAAAGTAGCCAGTGCTGCAGACTTAACTGACTACCAGCTGCATATAAATAGCACAATAACTGCTATCAAGACCGTAGCCAATGGTGGATATGTCATTAACAACAGCAACTACCTAGATATTAGGTTTGAACTCGCTGATGGGACTAAGTTAAGCCACGAAATCGTTGATTACTCTCCAACAACGGGTGCTTTAATCGCATATGTGAAGATACCAACACTTTCTTACACTGCTAATACTACAATTTACATGTACTTCGGTAAGTCTCTCAGTTCTCAGGAATGGGATATGGAAGGGACTTGGAGTGGTTATGCTTATGTCAACCACTTGCAACCAGGAACTAAATACGGTGCTGCTTATACCACACTTAATGGTATAGAGTACGGCTTTAAGACTGGTGCAGTAGACTTTGTAGCCAACCAGTTCGGTGGGGCTTCAAACCCTGGTGAAATTGATATATCAGCAGACCCTAGTTTTACTAAGTATGATGGTACTTATATAAGCGGTGGTACTGTTAACAGTGGTATAGCCTGTGTTGGTGCAACAAACCAAACAGCATATATAATGTATTCCGCAACCTCTGTTCATACTAGATTCTCTGGTATGCATGCTTCTAACGCAACAAATTATGCTGTGATTAGATATTCTGGCGGTAACTGGCAGTATGATAACAATACAACATGGACTAACTTCACACCAGTAAGTACAGACGTAATTGTTGGTAAGGTATTCTTCACTGCTTCGGAAAACGTGGCATGGGCTGAAAACCTTGAAGGCGGTAATTCATGGGATTCAACTGGTAACGCTACTGATGTCAGCTCACTAGATAACGGTACTGATACTACTGTCCCTTGGGCTTCTGGGTATAGACGTGCATTCCGTGGTGGCGTAAACAGCTATGTTAGGGTAACGGGTAACTCGACAAACTTCCCTTCAAACGCCATGGGCTGTTCATTCTGGCTAAGAACCAGTGACACAGAAGCTGGCGTATACTCATACGCTACTTCTGGTAATGATAACGCAATATTGATATACTGGGACGCAACAAACTTCACGATATACTTCGGTGGTTACTCTGCTTCATTCGCATATAGTGGACATCGCAACGGTGCTTACCACTTCATACGGGTAGCTGTTGACCACACTACTGGCGACTGGGGCGTTAGGATGGATAAAACGACTATCGGCTCTGGCACTGCGGTGTTTGGCTCTGCATCAGTAGCAACTGGCGGTATAGCTTATCACGCACAGGAACAAGACTCGCTGGATGGTGGTCTTAGTGCAACACAGGCTCTCGCTGGTGACATTATAGGGTTTAGACTTCACCCAAACAATATTTTCTTGTCGAACGCATTCACCGATACTGTTTATAACAACGAAAGTAGCCCTAGTACATTCTACTCTATAGGCACAACTAGCACTGGGGTGGTCGGAAACGATGCCACTCATAGTCACGCTGCAGATAACTTAGTACTAGACCAAACGTATATAATTGGCACTCAGGATGCATTACACGGGCACACTACAGATAACCTAGACCTTGTACAGAAACTGGCTATCATAATCCAGAATGCTTTACACGGTCATACTGTAGATAGTGTGACGCTTAACCAGCTATTCACATTAGCGATAGAAGATACTGTTCATGCTCATGCAGCAGAAATGCTCGAGCTAGAACAACGGTATATCATAGGTGCACATGATGCACTACATGGTCATACTGCAGATAATATAAGCCTTCTGCAAGACTTCCATATCGCTGTAAATGATGCAACACATGCACATACCGTAGATAACCTGCTGACGTCGCAAGTACATTACTTGTTACTGGCAGATACGCTACACTCACAAACTGCAGAAGACCTTGAACTCTTGCAAAAGAGATTCATCTGGGCTGAAAAAGCTATACATGCTCAAACTGCAGATACTCTTGACTTCTTCCAGAGACACTATCTGGCTGTACAAGATACTACACATGCACAACTTGCTGAATCGTTGTTATTCTTACAACGACATTACATTAGTGTAAATGATGCAAGACACGGGCAAGCTGTAGACAACCTGACACTTATCCAAGACTTTAAGATGTCTATTGACGATACACGTCATAGGCAAGTTGCTGATAAGATAGCTAAGATATTCAACTGGGACGAACTTGGTAAGTTCTTCGGAGTCTACAAAAAGGACTTCGCAAAGGGCGGAGATTTAACTGCAGAAGAAATAGCAGCTGCGGTAATCTTGAAGAAAGACTTTACTGGCTCAGGAAACTTGAATAATATTAACAAAGAAGACCCCGTATTGCTCAAACAAAAGTTTGTCGATAAGGGTCTACTATAAGGGAAATACATGGACTATAATCTAGCAGGACTCAGGCAGCGAGTGAGAATTGACAAACTCGATGACGAAGAGTTCGATGGTAGTGTTATTGATAACTTTATCAACGACACACAACGTGATATATTCAACCAGTACGAGCTTCCATTCCAGGAAAAGATATTCCAAGGTGCTATTCCTGCTGGCTCTACCATGGTTCAACTACCTAGCGACCTAGCACAACTGCAGTCGCAAACACTCACAGAAGTACCTGGATTCTCACAAATGAAAAAGAAATGGCGTGATTTCTTCGAACTTTATCCAGACAATACAGCTGAAACAGCAGGAGCACCAAGTGCTTGGACACTATACGCAAATAATGTTGTATTAAATGCTCCAGCTGACCAAGAATACACGCTGACACTATACTACATACGCAAGCCACAATTACTGACACAAGACTCACATGTTCCCGAGATACCCGAAGAGTTCTCAGAATTACTCGTTCTAGGAGCTTACATAAGGGTATTGAAGCGAAATGAAGACTTTGACCAGGCTGACTATGTAGAAGTAGAATATAACAAACAACTAGACTTACTTGTTGCACGATACGGATTCCGAGAAGCTGATGGTGCTATAAAGATGAAGAGTGGTCAACGAGCAGTTAGGAGACGATAATGCCAGCGGTAGACTTCAATGGTGCACGTAGAGTACGACCACCTAGTGGCTCAAACGCCCAGGGTGGGTCTATGCTCGACTTACGTGGTCTTGACCTGACTACGCCTATTGATGCAATAAAAGACGGTAGAACGCCTTTTGCAAAAAACTTTAGGTTATATGCACAACAAGAAGACAGCAGACGGGTATCAGTCAGTTCTCGCAAGGGGCAAGGCTATATCATGGAAGCTGTAGGTCAAGTAGAAGAGTATTTCGAAGAGAGCACTACTGGTGCAGACACCGTAGAAGTCGGTATTATCGAAGGTGTTCAAGGTGTACGATTCCAAGCTAGTTCTGATAACAGGATTACACGAGTTGACCTTAAACCTTCAGACCCTGACGGTGGTGTTGCTGGTACTCTTCTTATAGAGTTATGGGCTGACACTGATGGAGTTCCTTCACGGAAACTCGCAGTTACGTCTATAAGTTCTGGTGATATTGGCGAAGAATCAGCATGGCTTCCATCTTACTTTGTTAAGGCTATGGAGCTTACTGACAACGCATATTACTGGATAATTGTTAGGATGCAGGATGATAGTACTGGTGCTTACACGCTAGACACTACTACTGATTATCTTAGTTACGCAACCAATTCTACAATACAGAACATGACAGAGCAAGCATACGGCATAAATATTCGCATTTATAGCACTCCAAGTGGCGTATTTAAGGGGGGTTATCGGTACTTGAGGGACAATGGTGATAATGTTACCGTTGTAGCATATGGCGATGCTTTATACTACCTAAATGGGGACATATTGACCGAAATCGTAGATGGCTTAGACACGAATGCAGAGAACTATAGTTTCGCTAGTGCAGACAATAAATTGTTCTGGGCTAACGGGTATGATGACCTGACCTACTGGGACGGTACATTCTTAGCTTCAAACTCTAACCTGATAACAAACGGTACGTTCGACACAAACTCTACTGGATGGGCTGCAAGTGCATTCTATGATGGTACAGTTACTAGAACAACTAGTTCACCTTACGCAGGTGCAGGAGCTTTGTCTATTACAAACACATCTGGCACAAGAGCTGCATGGACTGCAATAGTGCTCGAAAAGTTCAAGAAGTATAGAATCTCATATGCTGTAAAAGTTACAACAGCTGCTACAGTATCACTGAAGATTCTCGATGACACACCTACAGATTTTGATTCTGCGGAATCTAGCACAGTAGGAACTGTCGCTGCTACTACTTCATGGCAATTAGTCGAGTTCGATTATGTTGCTACAGAACCTAGCTTTGGTCTACAATGGAGTGCTCCTTCTGGTGCTGGTACTATTTACATAGACTCAGTTTCAATCAAGGAATACGGAATCGGTATTATCACTGATGACCAACTTGATATACCAGAGACAGTTGCATACCACAAAGACAGGCTATGGACTAAGAGTGCTGTTAACTATAACAAGTTGCAGTTCTCGGAAGCCCCAGGTAATCCAACGGCTACTACAGACTTCTTAGGAAATCAGGTAGCTACAGTGGCAAGCCAACAGTGGTACAACGCATGGCGTTCAGTAGACTTCTGGTACGTGCCACGACCATACAACGGTTCACCAGTGGTAGGAACAATATCCTTCCAGGATGCACTGACTGTATTTACGCAAGACAAAAAGTACATCATAAGTGGTTACGACACGGGTTCATTCTTCTTACGAGAATCAACTGGTGCGATGGGTGCTCTTAGCTTTAAGAGTATCACGGTGGATGAAAACTACATTTACTTCGTAGCTAAAGACGGATTCTATAGGTATAACGGTTCTGCTGACGAAAAGATTAGCAAGCTGGTATCACCGCTATTCGATGCCTGTCCACGCAAGGAAGATATTCGACCTGTAGTGTGGAAAAATGAAGTTCGCTTCTACATGGCAAGCTCGGGTTCAACAGTTAATGACATGTGTCTTATCTGGAACAAAGACCTCGAGGAATGGCAGTACGATACTGACACCTATGTAGATGACGCATTATGGTATAAAGACACAGATGACGATTCAGACCTGATTGAGTTTAGCTCGGTTGTTCCTACCATGTACACAGCTGAAGTAGGCTATAACTCACTGGGTGCTCCTATCGACTTTGAATACCGATTCAAATATGATAGTATGAAAACACCAGGTCAGAAGAAGCGTATTAAAAGGTTTATTCCTTTGCTACAGGGAGTTGATACAACTTTCCCTATCACACTAGGAATGGACAAAGACTTCCAGGACAGCCCGAAGACTAAGAAGCTCGTATTAACCGTAAATGGTTCAGTACTTGACGGATTCGACTTGGGTGACGGTACTCTGCTTGGTGGAAACAAATCGTTCAAACCAAAGCGACAGAGTTACTCTGGATACGCATACTACTGGCAGTTCAGGCTATTACGCAACGCAGTCAACAACCGTGTTGCATTTGTCGGTGCTCAGTATACATTTAAGACTAAAAGACTTTAGGAGATATAATGGGACTATTAAGTTATGACCCAATGGAAGACGGAGAAGGTGCAAGTGCAAACTTGTGGAATGTTCGACTCAGTGCTATCCATGACCTTCTGAACGGTAACATTGATGCAGCTAACTTGGCAAACGGAGCAGTAACAACTGCAAAACTTGCCGATGGTGCAGTTACCAGCGAGAAGTTAGGCTTCGAGATGTACGAAGACGAAAACGGCTGGACTATTACGGAACTTGGTCTCGTAAAGTTAGCCACAAAACGAAGAACATTTACAATCCCTTCATACGCTCAAGGTAGCGGTGGCTGGACTACTCTGGACACTGGCATGGAGCTAGAGCCTGTTGGCTTTAACCCTGCTGCAAGGTTCAACGTGATTCACTACCCTTACATTACTGGTCTTGGGGTCAACGGTGCATCAAGCCCTTGGTCTCTGACAGTTAAGGAAGAAGTCACTGGTATCCTACGACCTGGTTCACGACCAGTTGCATCAAGGATTTCTGGCGGTACTTCACCTGCTGGCGTTCTGGGTGCTTGTGAAACTTGGGTAATATTCTAGGAGATAAACATGTTTTCACCGCTTAAACTAACGCCTAATATGCCGACTGAAACGATGATAGATGCTATCAATCAGAACTTCCGACAACAGGAATCTGAAGCAAGGCGTAAGGTCATCACTGACGAAGACGGTGTAGACAGGATTCTCATAGGTCGTGAGGAAACAGGTGGATATGTAATCAAGGTTTCTGGGGAAGGTAAGGACGTAAACCGTGCCACCCCAGATGAACTTGTTATGTCATCTGAATGGGACTTATGGAAGATTATAAACCACGGTTCAATCGTGGCTCTACCTGCAGATATTACTAGAAGCAGTACTCTAACACTCAACTCAAGCAATATTGCTTACGTGTGTGATGTTATGATTAAAATAGATGATATATATGGCAATACAGAAGACATAATAACATCTGGGTATTCAGGCAATCTACAGGCATTCGTGCGTGATGCTTCTACCCGTATGGACTTAAACCATAGCACTAACATGTATAATAACTTTACATATAACATACAAAGACAGGAATGTTATTTTGTCACTCCTGGTGGGTGGCTAACAATAAGGATTATACTAAAACTGGTAAGTGGTTCTGGTACTATAACGCCAAGGAACTATCTATCACTTAATGCTTACTGGGCTATTGCCAACCCTTCTAGGGTGTTTGTAGGTGGAATGGGTGGTGGTGGTACACCAACTGGTCAGAACGTATATTGGGATTACACAATCTACAATGGTTCTTCAGAACCTATAGTTGATGCTATCACAGCACCATACACAGATACCATAGAACCTGGAGAGTTTGGTACTACATACTCTACCACGTGGCAGCTTGATACAGCAGCTCAGGGTTACTTATTTAACCAAGATACATTGTTCTTAGTGGCTAGAGCCATAGGATAAAATGGTATTGACAAATGAGACTAAATGTGGTATAATACACTAAGAATGAAACAAGAGGATTAACAAATGGCTAACGCACCTACAGTGCAGTCTCTCAACCAGTTAATGGCTGAATTGACACCTGGTTATGCAGGGCAAAAGAAAGTCATCGGTCAGCAAATTGCTAATACTGATGCGACTTACAAAGCCAGTGAGCTTGCACTGGATGCTGCAAAGACCCAGGGATTTAATCAAATCAACACGCAAGCAACGGGCAAGGGAGCTGCTTTTAGCGGTATACCTGCAGACGAACAAGCTACTTATCTTTCTACCAAGTATCTTCCTGGTAAACAAGAAGCAGTAGCGAAGAAGCAAGCCGATACATTGACTCTACAAGGTCAACTGGCTGCTATAGATACGGATATTAGAAACAAAGCGTTCGCAAGCCGAGACTCACAACAGTCTTCACTAAATGCTTGGAACTTACAACAGGCACAACTCGAAGCACAAGCTCGTGAAAATGCTGCTAACCGTGCTGCACAAGCTGCAGAAGGTAGAGCAAATCGTGCTGCAAGTGCTCCAAAGGCTGCAGATAAAACTCAGTTGGTATTAGGTCTGTTGAAAGAAGGAATGGGTGGTGACGGATACGTTAGCCCAGGTACGTTTAACTTAGCACGAGATGTATGGGTAGCAAACGGTGGAACTTACAAGAGCTTTACCGACACCTACTGGAGATACACTGGAGCTTCTTCTAACGAGCATAAAAGTACAGACAGATATAAAGCATATCTTTAAGGATAGGAAGTAATTATGGCATGGACACAAGATGACGCTGACGACTTCCTAAAGTTGTTTGCTCAAGTAGAACAGCGTAACAAACCAACAGAAGCTGACCTAAAAGAACAGCGAAGGCTGGAACGACAAAAAGAATTGCTTGAAGCAGCTAAGGCTGAAGAAGAGCAAAAAGATGATAGGAATATCTTCGAAAAAGCTGGTGGAGCAATCGCTGGCGGTGCTAAGGCAGTTGGCGGTTTTGTAAAAGATGCTGCTGTATCTGTTAAAGATGATGCCGTTAATGCTGTCACTGGAATTAAGGATACAATCGAAGGCTCTGTTGCTACAGATAACCAATCTGAACTGCAAGAAGGTCTTAACAATATCTCTAATAAGTACAACAAAGAGATTATTGACATCTACGGTAAATACCAGGATAAGGGTATAACTACTAAAGACGGTGGTGCTGATGAGAGTCGAATGGATAAAGCAGACCTAGATAGGATTGCTCAACTCAGGAAGACTAAGGATGAAGAGATTGCTAAGTATAAAGGCGAAACAGACTTTGATGCACAATCTGAACTCCACAAGAAAGAGTTTGACGAAGCTCAAGCAGTTGATGCTAAAAAGACCGCAGGTGCTGCAGCTAGTACATTCTTGAATGTTGCTACGCTTGGTGCTGGTACTGCTGTAAAAGCAGGTGGTAAACAAGCTATTACTACTGCCCTCAAAGAGGGTGGTAAGAAACTCGCTGCTAAAGAGATAGCCAAACGTGCTGCTATTGCAGGTGCGGAAGGTGCTGTATTCGGTGGAGCTGGTGGTGCTGCAAGTGCTGCTGCTCGAGATGAAGATGTACTAGAAGGTGCTGCGAAGGGTGCTGCATTTGGTGGTATCGTAGGTGGTACTGTTGGTGGTGCAACTGGTGCAGGTATTGCACGTAAAGCAGGTAAGGTAGATGACGTTGCTGCGAAAGCTGGCAGTGTTACCGATGACCTACCTGGAGTTGACAAACTAGCAGATGACCTAAACGCTGATGAACGTATTGCACGATTGTCAGGCGAAGAGGAAGCTGCATACCAGGCATCACGCAAGGCTGAGTTTGACCAGATTATGGGAAACCGTAGACTTGGGTTAAACGATGATGGCACTCCTTTTACTGAAGGACAAAAACTCTTAGAAGCTGGTGACTCGGTTCGACCACTAAGAGAAGTTGAAGCAGAAATACAAGACTTACAGACTAACGGTGCTCCTGACCTTACACCTGAACAGGCTAAGGCTAAATGGGCTGCACTACAGGATGAAAGACAAGTTGCTCTACGGAACGACTCAGAACGTGGATTCCAACTAGAACGTGAAGATGCTCGTGCTCAATTCGAAAACAATGGTTTACCAAATGAATTAGATGAAGCACAAAAAGCATTTGACGATTTCCAGAATGGTAACGTAGAACTTCCTACTATACAGGATACTCCAGTTGTAGGTGCAAAAGATATATTCGCACACGAAAATATGCCAGTCGAGATTAAGACTGCTGCAAGTGAATTACTAGATGACCAACGTGCTGTCCAGCAACAGTTAGACAATCTAACTTCTGGAGAGAATGCACGACTTGAACAGCAAAATCTTGATGACTCATATAGAGCTGCTATGGAAGACATCGAACAGATGCCAGCCCCACGTCAAGAACTCGAATTAGAGAGATTGAACGAAAGGTATCTAGCAGACACTGAAGACTTGAAGATGCGGTACGAAAGAGACCAGCCTAAAGTCGAAGAAATGAAGAGGATACAGACTCACCTTCAGAATAAAGAAGAGGAACTAGTCCGACAGAGTAACTATCTGATGGAACAAGCCCCTGACCAATTCCGAAGTGTTGATGAAGCTGAGTTCGTAGCTCAGAGGACTGCTCTTGCAGATAATCTTGATACCGCTAAAAGGTTCAACGATAATGCTGCGATTGTAGAAGATATTTCCACTTCAACCCCTAGACCAGAACGTGTCGTGAGCACTGACCCTGATGTGCGTAATGCATACCAGACACAGGTACTCTCACAGACCGACATCCCTATGAAGGATATTAAGAACCTTAGCGGTGTTCGAGAAGCTATGCTTAACTTCACAAGCCCTAGCAAGAACATTAAGGCTCTTACTGGTAGCGATGAGATATTCTCAGGCATTATCCGTGCTGAATCAGCGGTTAACACTGCAAATAAGGCAGATATTGACATAATATCTAGTATCGCTGGTCGTATTAAAAGTAAGGAACAAGCATCTCAAATAATCGACTATGTTGAAGGTAAGCGTACTACACTTAGTAGTTTCGATGAAGAGACGGCTAATGTTGTTAAGAACTTCTTTGATGACAAGAAAGCTAAGTTGAACGACTTAGGCTATAAGACTCTTGACGACTACTTCCCTCACTTGTTTAACAAAAATGACCCAAATGTAAAAAGACTGTTTAAGGGTAAAACAACAGCAGACATTTCTTTCGGTAACTTGAAAAAGCGTATGGAAGAAGGTGGTGATTACTCACGTGACATCATCGAAGTCATGGCTGGTTACTCTCGAGGATTCAACCGTAAGGTTTACCTTGAACCTGCTCTTAAACCGTTAGAAGATGTCAAGATGCAAGCAAATGCAACTAAGGCTGTTGGCGACTGGGTAGATGGATACATTGAGAACCTAAAGGGTATCACTGAACCATCGGGTGCTGAAAAAGCGTTTAACGGTATCATAGATTCTATGGTAGGTGAAACGAAAAAAGGTGGCAACCATTACCGACAAACTCTAGGTGCACAACGTATGATTTCAGCTGTAGCTACTATGGGATTAAACCCTGGTACTGCAATCCGTAACATGACACAGGTGGTAAACACAGTGGCAGGTATCGGTGTGAAACGTGCGACACAAGGTGCTATAAAGGCAACTCGTGCTTTCGCTGCTGGGAAAAACTCCCCAGAGTGGAAGGAAATGATTGCTTCTGGTGTCTTCGATGGTGGTATATCACGCCACTATATGGCTGACCTGGATAAGGCTGCTGGTAACATAAGCGGTATCGCTGCTAAGGGTGAAAAAGCTGCCAACTTTATGATGGGTATGATTCGTGGAACTGATATTTCACTACGTGCTCAGGCATACTGGGGTGCTAAAGCTCAGGGTTTGGATGACGCTATTGCCAAAGGCTTGAAGGGTGAAGCTGCAGAAAAGTTTGCTAAGGACTTTGCAATCAAAAAGGTTGCAGATACTCAGTTCATTACTTCAGCTGCAGATATGCCAGTTAAACTTAACGGTGCAGGTGTTCGTTCACTAACACAGTTGGCTACATTCTCAATCAAACAGGCAGAAATGCTTGGAGAACTTGGTATTAAAACCATCAAGAGGGCTGACGGTACTTATGGGCTGAACGTCAAGCAAGCTGGGAATCTTCTGGCTGCTGCTTCAACTGCAGCATTGTTCACAGAAGCTCTCAAGCCAGTCATCGGGTTTAACGAAAAAGAATGGATTCCATTCTACGACCAGATAGCTAGTATTGTAGACCCAGATTCTACAGCTGGTGAATCACTGTATCGTTCACCATTAGTCTCACTATTCGCTGGAAACGGCAAGGGTAAGATTGGATTGTTCGATGCGATTAAGTCTGGCAAGATGGATGAGTTCTTAGAGGACAACTGGTCTCAGATTGTCCCAGCTGGTACACAGATTAAAAAGACAGTAGAGGGTATAGAAACGACCCAATCTGGTATCAGTAAGAATCCTAATGGTAAGGTTCGTTACCTGCAGGATATGGATTTGAACAGCCAACTCAAAGCTAGTTTGTTTGGACAGTATTCTACAGACGCTGGTCGTCAGTGGATTAAGGATGGTTTTCCTACTTTAACAGATAGTGAGATGAGACTTGGTTCGAAAGAAGGCTCTGGAGATATTACATTCGAGCAGCTTCCACGTGAGACGCAACAGGAGTTTTATGACTACTATGCTGCCACTAAAAAGGTCACAGGCAGGTCTACTGTCCTTGACGAAATAAAGCAAGCTGTACGTGATGGTAATATAAAGAAGGCTCAACGAATTGGTGATGAATATAACAAGAAAGCTCAAGAAGCTATGCAAGGTTATTTCCAAAAACACCAAGAACTTCCCGAGGAGCTTCAAGATGATATGGTGTCAAAACTATTCATTGATGTACAAGGCAAAATAGACGATACGTTAGAGGAAGATTAATGTCTAATAA